TCAACCCGGAGCACTACCTCCCCATGTGCGTTCCCTGTCACAAGCGGTTCGATCTTGTCCGTATCGGCTGACTGCCCGGCCACGTTCTGCGTTCATCGCTGCCGCCACGAGTGGGGTCACGATCGCGACCACGAGTGCGAGTGCGGCACCAGGTGGGACAGGTAGGGACGACACCGGCAGCGTTTTTCTGCTGTCAAGGGGCGGGAGAGTCGGGGTCACCTGCCGATTTACGCACTTGCGCAATTCGAGAGGCGAAATGATGCGTGTTTGCGCGAAATGCAGTGCCGAGATGCCTGTGGAGACGGGCCGTGGCCGCCGTCGCAAGTATTGCGAGGCCTGCAACCCGTCGCGGCCCCGCCGGAAGCCCCCGCTGGCACCGTCGGTGGCGGCTGCGGTGGGTGCGCCGGCCGGTTCGGTGTTGGAGGCGACGAGGTCCGCGTTGATCGCGGCCGGTGCGCTGTCCACGCCGATGGGTCAGGCGGCGCTGGTGCTGGCGTCTTGCATCGACGATTCTTCGGAGCCGTTGGCGGCACGTACGCAGGCTGTGAAGCAGCTGGGCGCGGCGTTGTCGTCGGTAGTGTCCGCCGAGCAGGCGGCCCCTGCGGATCCTAACGACGAGTTCACGAGGAAGCGTCTTGCTCGCGAGCACGGTGCGTGAGGCGCCGCCGGCGTTCTTCACGCACCCGGACCTCGGCGATTCGATCGGCGATGATGTGGCCGATTGGGTTGGCACCCTGCAACTGGGCAACGGTGACTTCTTCGTCCCTGACGACAACCAGCGGGCGCTGCTGCGGGCGATGTTCGCCGGGCCGCCTGGGGTGTCGTATCAGACGCGTGACCGTAAGTGGTTCTCGTCGCAGGTGGCGGTGGTGGCGCCTCGCCAGAACCTTAAGACGGCGACCCTCGAGATGGGTGTTGCCGCGGCGCTGTGGCTGCTTGACGCTCGCCTGGTCGTGTGGACCGCGCACCTGTACAACCCGGCGGCAGCCGAGTCGTTCCTGCACTTCAAGGAACTGATCGACTGCAACCCGCATCTGTCGCGTGGTGTGAAGCGCGTCCTTGAGGCGTCGGGCGGCCAGGGCATCGAGTTGATGAACGGGGCCCGCATCAAGTTTCAGGCGCGCTCGAAGAACGCCGGCCGGTCGTTGTCCGGGGATCTGATTGTGATGGATGAGGCGTATGCGCTGTCCACGGCTGAGGCTGGTGCTCTGATCCCGACACGATCGGCGCGGCCTAACTCGCAGATCTGGTACGGCTCCAGTGCCGGGCATCTGGACTCTGAGCAGCTGCGGCTGATCCGCGATCGGGGCCGGGTCGGCGCGAGGCGTCAGACGTACGCGGAGTGGTGCTCGACGGCACAGTGCGAGTCGGACCGCTGTACTCACGAATTGGGCGAGCCGGGTTGCGTGCTCGACGACCAGGTCGAGTGGGCGAAGGCCAACCCGGCACTGGGCACTCGCATCGACGTGGACACTATCGCCGACGAGCGGGCGTCGATGTCGCCTGCCGAGTTCGCCCGTGAGCGGCTCGGTTGGTGGGATGAGCCGTCGGCGGGGCATGTGATCCCCGGCCCGAAGTGGGCGGCGTGCGCGTCTGAGGGTGTCGTGGTCGGTTCGGTCGGGCTGTTCGTTGACATCGCGCTGGACCGTTCGGTGTCGGTGGTGGCGGTGTGCGGTGCGGATGCCGACGGGATCCCGCAGGTTGAGATCGCGGAGATGTCGCCTGGTACCGATTGGGTGACGGATCGGGTGTCGCAGATGCTTGGCCGTCATGAGGTGTTGGCGGTGGGGGCACGGTCGGCGGGTCCGGTGGCGTCGCTGCTACCGGAGTTGAAGGGTGTGTGCGCTGAGGCCGAGGTCGACTTTGTGAAGGTCGGCTCGAGCGATTTCGCGGGGATGTGTGGGGCGTTCTTCGACGCCGTGTACGCCTCGGGTTTGCGTCACCGTAGTGATCCGCGTGTGGACGCGGCGTTGACTGCTGCTCGACGTCATCAGGTGTTGGACGCCTGGACGTGGGAGCGGACGAAGGTCGATGTGGATGCGGCGCCTTTGGTGGCTGTGACGGGCGCGTTGGCGTTGTTCGTGCAGCGCCGTAATGACACCGCGGTCGACCCGTTGAACAACATTTGGTGAGGAGATCCTTGTGCGTTACGTTCCGGGCCTCCTCGGGGCTGCTCTGGTGGTCGCCGGGGTGGCGGTTATGTTTTGGCCGGCTGCGCTGGTCGTGGCCGGCGGGTTCCTGTTGGTGCTCGATAGGCGGATCGGCTGATGGGTCTGTTCTCCGGTCGGCGCGAGCCCGAGTCCACCCCTGCGCGCTCGATGACGCTGCCGTACGAACTGTCGGCGATCTATCCGGGTTCGACGATCACCGACTATGCGTCGGTTGACGCGAACGGCGATAATGCGCTGCGGTCGATCGCGGTCGGCGCGTCCATCGATCTGATCTGCTCTTTGGCGTCTGAGTTGCCGCTGGACACGTTCCGCGGGTTCGGCTCGGACCGGACGCAGCTGCCTACCCCGTCGAACCTGCAGGATCCCGGGTCGACGGGCCAGGGTCTTGAGGACTGGGTGTATTCACTGCTCAACTCGTGGCTGTACCGCGGCAACGCCTACGGCGAGGTCGTCGAGTATGACCGTGCGGGCAACCCGCGGCGGGTGTCGTTGTTCCATCCGGATCAGGTGCGGGCGACGCTGGTCGACGGCGAGATCCAGTGGTGGGTCAACTCGCAGCCTTGGGATGAGCCGGGCCGTTTCGTACATCGTCGCGTGAATCCGATACCGGGTCGGCTGTTGGGCGCGTCGGTGATCGAACGCCACGCGATGCAGATCGGCACGTCGCTGGCTGCCGCACAGTTCGGCGCGCAGTGGTTCGCCGATGGGGCGCACCCGTCGGGTCTGCTGGTGAACGCCAACGACATCAATCAGGAGCAGGCGACCGCGGTGAAGAACCGTTGGATGTCGTTGTTCCAGGGCACCCGTGAGCCTGCCGTGCTGGGCAAGGGTTGGGATTGGAAGCCGATCCAGATCAACCCGGCGGAGTCTCAGTTCCTGGAGACGCAGCGGTTCACCGAGGCGCAGTGCGCCCGGATGTTCGGACCTGCGGTGGCGGAGACGCTCGGCTACGAGACCGGCGGTTCCATGACGTACGCGAACGTGGTGGACCGCCGTTCGGATCTGCTGACGTTCACGCTCAACAAGTGGCTGACGCGAACCGAGCGACTGCTGTCTGCGCTCCTGCCATCGGATGAGTATGTCCGATTCAACCGTGACGCGTTGCTGCAGTCGACGACGCTGGCCCGCTACGAGGCGCACACGATGGCACTGACGTCCGGTTGGCGAACCATCAACGAGATCCGCAACCTAGAGGACTTGCCACCTTTCGAGGAGGGTCCGAACGGCGACGCTCTGCGCAAGCAGGCCGAAATGGTGCAGAAGATCTACCTCGGTGTCGGCAAGGTCATCTCCCCCGAAGAGGCGCGGCAGGTGCTGCGCAACGCCGGGATGAACCTCGAGAACGTCACCCCCGAGTCAGCCACTAACGCATTGATGACACAAGACCCCGACATTGGGAGCGCGCAAGCATGAGCAACCTGATCCGCGACTATGTCGCCGACATCGAGATCCGTTCCGACGGCACCGGCCGCACTGTCCACGGCATCCTCGTCCCGTACAACACGGTGGCGCGGGTGTCCGACGGCGGCCCCTCCTACGAGGAGATGTTCGCGCCGGGCGCGTTCCAACGCGACATCGAAGCCCGCAACGGTGACTTCCGTGGCGTGAAGTTCCTGTACCAGCACAACCACGACGAGCCGATCGGCCGCGCCGTGGAGTTGCGGGACGATGCTGCCGGACTGTTCGGCGCGTTCCGTGTGGCCAAGACCGCCAAGGGCGACGAGGTGCTCGAACTGCTGCGTGAAGACGTCCTCGACTCGTTCTCGATCGGCTTCCGTCCGATCGATCCCGCCCCCGGCGACCCGATCAAGTACGGCGAAACGGTGGTCCGCACGAAGGCCGGCCTCCGCGAAACGTCCGTCGTCACCTTCCCCGCCTATGCGGGCGCACTGGTCGCAGGTGTGCGTGCGATCGAACCCACAGACCTCCACGATGAAGCGCTCATCGTGGCCGAGGCTGACACCACCGCTGAAGAACAGCGCACGGATCAGCCCACCCCCGACCCGGACCCGGCCCCCGCGCCACTCCACTCGGGACTCACGCCGGCGCAGAGGCGCACGGCGATGTTGACCAACCTAACCTTCAAGGAGAATCGATGAAGAAC